CATGGTTTAGACCTTGCTGCCGAGGCCGGGCGCGATCAGCACGCGGGCACTGGTGTCGCCAGCCGCTGCGTCGGCTTCCACCACGATGCCGGCATTGGCAACGTCACCGGCGATGCCCGCGCCGACGATAAATGCCGTGTCCGCCACTGACCAGGTAACCCGGGTGCCTTCGGGCATCGCGGTACCGGCTTTCTTGGGTAGCGTGAACACGCCGTTGGCCAGCATGGTGCCGGTGGCGCCAACGGCGATGTTGGTGGCGGCAACGGCAATCAACGCACCGGCGACGATGACGTCGTTGACGTTGATGGCAGCGGTGCTGTTGTTGGTATGGTCAAGCGCTTCGCCAGGCTTGATGTATCGCGTGGTCATGGGATCTGCTCCGAAACGGGAATAGGTGTGCCGCCGTGGCGCGGGCGACCCGCGCCACCACTGGGGTGATTACTTGCCCGGGTTCTTGATCGCGCCACGCCAGCCCACCGCCGCGGTGCCGTAGCGGTGCACGGCTTTCCAGGCGAGGCCATCGGTGCGGAAGTTGGTTTCCTGTTCCAGCGTCGGGGTCTGGATGCCGTCGAGAAACGCCACCTCGATCACCGGCTCGATGCCCGGATCAGCCAAGCCGTACCACGCGGTGCCGGACAGGCGCGGGGTGTCCACCAGATCACGGAACATGCCGCGCGACTTATTGGGCACTTCGAACTTGTTGGATACGTCGACGTCGTACTGCGCTTCGTTGGTCACGCGCGCCTGACCACCCAGTGACAACGGGCCGAGCCAAAGGGCCGCCGTGATGTCGAGGAAATCGTTGCCGGCCGGATCTTTCTGGTTGGCCAATTGCTGGCGAATCAGATCGAAGGCGGCGACCGTGGGAGCATCGCCGGTACTGGCAATATTGCCGTGGCTGGTGTGGAATAACGGCTTGCCATCGTTCATCGTCGGACCGGCGCCACCGTTCATCGCGAACAGCGCATAGACATCCTTTTCAATCGTGCGCCCGGCGGCCTGGCCCAGTGCCGCTGCGATGCGAGTGATGCCACCGAGGTCATCGTTGATCAGCACCTCAGGCGTGATCTGCAAGATGCGGCCCTTGCGCTGACCGATGATGGTTTCCTTCTGCGCATCACCCAGCACACCGGTTTCGTATTCGCCGGCCTCATTGACGCCCTTGAGGTCGGAGAACGAACTTAAGTGATATCGACCATGCGGCCGGTAGTCAGACAGCGTGCCAGTGGAACAGAAGCGCGTCCACGTGAATGAGGCGAGGTTGTAGCCACCCACCAGCGTCTTATGCAGCACGTTCTCCAGCAACACGGGGAAGTCGCCCGTGGTCTGGCCACCCGCAGCGAGTGCGCGGCGGGCGATCTCATCCCGACCCATGTCGCGGGTATTCGCGCCGGCGCGAATCAAGAACTGCTCCGCCATGTTGATCATGGTGCTGCGCGCGAAAGGATTGCCCTGACGTGCCCTTTCCGCTTCCGCGCCCTTGATGACACCCGCACGTGCCAACAGGATCTGCTCACCGGCAGCACGCAGCTTCTCCGACTCGCTGGCGCCCATCTCGATGTGCATGGTGGTGCCTGCGGGCTCGGACGCGCCGCCGAGGATCGGCAACAAGCTGGCGCGCACGCTGTCGACAGTGACTGAGGGATCAACCAAGGCAGCGGTGTACAGCGCACTCACTCCCTCGCGGCGCATATACGGTTCCAGTACGGCCTTGATTTCATCGTTGCGGGTACGCAGCGCGGCGTGGACGTCGGCGACGGTAGCGGCAACACCGCCGCCACCTTCGCCACCGTCCGCACCGAGCTTGTTGCGGAAGCCCGCGGCAAACAGCTTGCGAAGTTTCATATCTACATCTCCGGATTCGGCCGTGGCGGCCGTAGTGAGTGCGGCCATCAGGGCCTGTTGACCGCTGGCGGATGCCAGCGCCTGTTCGAGGGATTGCGCATCGAAACCTGCCGGCATACGCATGCGCGGCTTGGCCTGTTCGGGCAGCGCTGCTGGATGACGCGCGGCGGCGGCCACAGCGATCTGTTTGATGTGATCAGGCGCACCCGCCAGCAGGCGATTGACGCCAGCGGCCCGTGCGCTCGCGTTCTGATTGTCGGTTTCGTCGCCGAGGTCGGCCGTGGCGTCGACCAGCGCGTCGGCGAAACCCTCGGCGACGGCCTGCTCGCCGGTGTAGTAGTGGTCCTGCCCATCCGACAGCAGCGCCAGCATGTCGGCGTTGGGCTTCGCGGTTTTGTTCGCGTAGGCACCAGCCATCGCCTGGGCGTAGGTATCGAGCACGTCGGCCATGACGCGCATGTCCTGCGCGTTGCCCTGCGCGACGCCCCACGGCGCGTGGATCATCAGCAGCGAGGTGGCCGGCATCTGGATTTCGTCGCCGGCCATGGCGATCAGGCTGGCGCTGGACATGGCCACGCCGTCGACGGTGACCACCACGCGGGCGCTGTGCCGCTTGAGCGCGTTATAGATGGCGATGCCATCGCTCACGCTGCCGCCGTAGCTGTTGATGCGCACGTTGATCTGTGTGGTGTTGGCAGGCAGTGCTTGCAGCTGCTGCACGACGCTCAGCGCGGTTACCGACTCGCCCCACCAGCTGTCGCCGATATCCCCATACACCAGCAGCTCGGCCTCGGTGGTGTTGGCAATCGGGCGCAGCACCATCAGCGGGCGGATGGTGGGCACGTTGCCATCGGCGGCAGCGAATGCAGCAGACAAGCGGGCGTGTGGCCAGCAGGCCAACATCAGGCCAGCCATGGCAAGCGTGAGGGAATGTTTACGCATGGTTTGTGGCCTCGGGGTTCGCTGCCTGTTCCGGCGTGTCGTCGGCCGGTGGCGGCTGCTTTTTGTAGGTGGGCTGCGCGGTGGGCGCGTCTTGCGTGACGATGCCGGCGGCCTTGAGGTCGGCTTGCCATTTGCCCTGACTGCGGATGACATCGGCCGGGTTGCGACCCTGCCGCTGCACGATCTCGGCGCCGCTGATGTAGCAGCGGTCTTCCTGCATCTGCCAGCCGGTGACCTCTTTAATCGGGTCGATCCACGGCATGACCGGCGGCATGTACACGGCATGGCTGAGCTGCGCGAAACTGACGCCTTTCCTCGGCTTGATCAGGCCACCGGCGAGACACGCAGCGACAAAGCGGCGATACACCTCGCTGGTGCACTGATCAATGAATGCCTGACGGAGTACGCCATAGGCAGCGTCTTGCTCAACCAGCTCCTGCCGCTGCGCGCTATACGTGCCGTTGTAGTTTTTGCTGGCGCTGCTGTTGCTCACGTCGGTGCCGCATGCCACCGCGCGAATCTGACCATCGCGCCAGGTCACCGCGTTCGGATTCGGACGGTTGCTGTCGATGGTTTCGACCGACTCGCCCGGCAGCAGATCGTCAAAGATCATGCCCGGGGCAAAGTTCATGCTGCGCGGCTGGCCCGCTTTTTCTGGCTCGTAGCTCTGCGCGTCACCTTTCTTGATGACGGCGGCCATGCTCGCGGCGATACGTGCGGCGATGCGCTCGCTTTCCTCGTAGTCTTTCAGGTCATCAAGGCGAGCCAGCACGCTAGCGAACATGCTGACGCCACGGCGCTGGCCGATGCGGTCCACCAGCTTGATGTGGCCGACGCGATCGCTAGCCAGACGCTTGAGCGTGGGCATGGCCACGAACGGATCGCCAGGATGCTGCTTGTAAAACCAGTAGCCCTGCGGCTTGCCCCATGCATCAATTTCGATGCCCTGACTAATGTTTTGCAGCGGATCGTTGTAGTCGATCGGCAGTAGGTCCGGCTCCAGCAGCTCCAGCGAGAACGGCACGATGGTGCCATGACTGAGCTTGGGCACCGTGCCCTCAAGGTATTGCCACAGGGCCTCACCATCGCGAAACCACGTGCGCGCGATCAGTTGCTCGGCACGGGCGCGGTTCAATTCGCCGGTGACTTCCGGCTGCAGGCTGTGCTGTTGCCACAACTCATCTAGCTGCTTGGCCAGATCCGTCAGCACGTTGCCCTCGGCATCACGCGGCTGCGGCTGCACGCCGATGCCGGTGGGGCCGACGACGTTGCGTACCAGCGTGTTGAGAATGCCGCGGCTCAGGTCATGGTTGCGATCGAGGTTGCGCGTCATGTTGCGCAGCTCGCGATGCGCGAGACCGGCGACGTTGTTACCGCTGCCGAAATCGCGCTGCCGCTTGCGCAGGCGCGAGTGGTTCACCGCGTCGTACGCGTTGCCATACGCCTGAGCGCGAAGACGGTTCTGCGCGCGATTCGCCGCCCACGACGGCGACAGCGCGAAAATAGCGCGCTCGATGAGGGCGGGTTTCGTCGCCGCGCTCATCGGCCGCGCCACGGGCAATCGCCCTCGCCGCCCTCGGGCGCCATGGGCATGCCGGAAAGGTTGGCCAGCGAGACGCTGGCCCGTCCACCACCGCGTGACTCAGCAGCAGCCTTGCGCTCCCACTCGCGGCGTCCGGCTTGCACCATGGCCAGGTCGGCACGGGTTAGCTCGCGATCGCCCCAGCGGTATTTTTGGCCGCGAAGGATCGCCGACTCGGCGGCGAGGTAACTGGCAAGCATGTCGGAAGCTGTGGACATGCTCGCAAGCATCGCGGGCATCGCGTGCCATGTTTACCGGAAAGGTGGCACACTCCACTAGCGTGCAAAAGATCAGTTACGTAGGTAGCTAGGTAGTTAGGGGATGACTGTGCCGGAATTCAAAATCCTAGGTAACGTGATTGATTACATGGAAGCCCAGGGTCTAACCGCGAGCTTGGTTAGGTTCGATGTTGACCAAAAGCTCGCAGATGAAATCAATGCAAAACATGGGACCGACTACTCTATAAGTGACCTAGAAAAAGCAGTTGACAGGTGCATCGCGAATGAGTGGGTCTCCCATAAATCAATAGGCGAAAAATACAGATACCTCGGTGCTACATCCAAAGGAGTGGGAGCAGCACGATCAAGAGCAAGAGCTGTAGAGATAAAAGATTCACGCACAAAGCCCAAGAAAGTGTCCGACTACATTGAAGACCACAAGGGATGGTTTGTTCTTCTCGGTTTTCTCGTTGCCTTAGCCACGTTTGTTTTCAGTTTCTTGGGAGTCAGGTGATGGAAAACAAAGAATTCCATATCACACTGAAGTGCTTGTTCTGCGGCTGTGACTTAAAAGGCGATACCGAGAACACATACGAATCAGGCGATCTGCTCAAGTGCCAAGAGTGTGGCGAGCTAAACGATTATGACTCTGTGATTCAGGTAGCGGCCGAAGAAGGGAGGGCCTCTGCTGTTGACTACGCTAAAGAACAAATATCAAAAATGCTCAAGCGCACCTTTAAATAGGGCCAATGAAAGCGCCTTGATCTTCAATCGTGCCAATCCGCAAGTTGCTGCCGCATCCTAGTAGTCGATTCGCCGCAATCACAACTGACTGAGCAGGCGATAGTAGGTTCGCCTGCTGATAGCGAAATCCTTCAGTATTTTCTTGATCGGCTGGCCGGCCTTCCGCGCGGCGAGGATGTCGTCAACGTTTCGACGCATGTAGGGCTGCGGAATGTATAGCTCGTCGCCGCCGTACTGCTGCTGCAGGTACCGCACCACCGGTGCTGCGTACCGGCTGGCCTCATCGAATCCCAGGCCTAGCGATTCCTGCAGGGCGGCAGCCAGCTCATCTTGCAGCGCTTCGGCAACATTGATCTGCTCATTCATCGGCGGTCCAACCAGTCGGAAGATGCAAAGGGGTTATTAGTGCGTGGCGCTGGTGAAGATGCTGATCGGTCAGCCGTTTCACGTGGAACTGCGGACGTCTGGACGTCTATTTGCAGTCCCTTATCAGGCCCCTTTTTTTCTTCGCGCCCCACAGGTGCAGTGAACAGGTCATCAGTAGGCGGTTCCAGCTTGGCCTCCAGCGCGGCCCAGTCCGCCTCGCGTTTGACGTGGATGCGCACACTCGGGCTGAGCGCTGCTGCGTAGGCATAGACGAACGTATCCAGCGCTTCATTGCGGGCTCCTTGTTTCTTGAGCCAACGCTTGGCGGTTAAGTCGAAACGTTCGGCCGTGAGCATGGTGTAGAAGTCATCGGGCAGATCGGCTGGAAAATGAATCAGGCGATTTTCTTCCTCGCGATCGGTATCACCAAGCAACCGCTGCATGAGCGTGGTCTTGGCCGAATTGACACCGATGATCCACAGATTGACGCCCCGGCGCTGAATGCGCCCG